TGATAGGTAGATATTATCTGGATGAGATAACTCACGTTGAAGATATTCAATCTCTTCTTCCTGATCTGTTACATACTTACCTGCTACAAAGGAGATAGTTCTGCCTGTATCGGTAAGCATCTTACAAGAAGAGACTGTATTATAAAATACATGGTACTTCTTCTCTTCTGTAATTTGAATTTGTGGGGTTGGAGCTTCCTGACTCTTAGCTGGAGTTGGCGCACCTTGTGCTACCTTAGCTTTCAAGCCTTCCATAACCTTAGCATTACCTGCTAGATTGTTACCTACGACTGGAGCTGTTTTCTGGGGAGTTGTTGTCATGATAGTTTCCTGATAATTAGATATTAGATAGAGTTAGATAAAAAGAGGTGACTCTTCCTTGAGTCTGGAGAAATTCCGTAAACCCTTAACCTACTGCTGCAGCCGTCAAATTGTAAACAACAGAATTAGCAGGAGGGTTCTTAATAATGGTAGTTAACTCAGTAGTAAGTGTACCGCCTACTGCATCAATACCGTTATCCTGTGCTTCAGAACCAGACATATTAAACTCTTTGTTCTGAGTCTTACGATCACCTAAGTAGGCAACACGGAAGGTAGCAAGATCAACAGCAACTGCCATCTTAGACCAAGAAGAGTTACTATTGAACAAAGGATGCTCAACAATACGTAACTTACCGCGAGCTAAAGTAAGAGTAGAGAAACTCAAACCAAAGTTAGTCTCACCTTCAGTCAACTGATACTGAGCATTGATGCGACCAATGTTGTTAATAACAACTTTAGCGCCACCGCCTACAAACAGAACTCGCTCATTAGCGCCTTTAGGATCAGTGGTCTGATTAAACATCGGATCAAAGAAACCTTCTAACTGAGTCCAGTTAGTGGTAGCGCCAGCAGTGAATACATTAGCAGCAGTATAAGATGCAGGGTAATAAGTAAGATTACCAACAATGCTAATCAAACCATCAGCTGTACGGAAAGGCTGACCATTACGAGTAGACTGAGACTTCTGACCAAAGAATAACATCTTCTCAATGTCAACAGCATGGAATGCAGCAGCATCTTGTTTTGATTCAGCTACATTAGTTTCGCCTGCAATCATCTGAGTAGCACGAACTGAACCAGAGATAGCCCAAGTGTTACGGAAAGTCTGAGTTAAGTTGGTGATACGAACAGGTACAATGTTCTGCGCATTAGGACGGAGTGAAGATTCCTCAAACGCATTACCAACTTGGTACAGATCAATGTTATCCGCAATCGCAGCACCTGCAACTGAACCAACTGAACGAGTAACCTTAACTTGAGTAGCAGATATAACAGCATCTACAATGATATTCTCAAATGTAGAGTTAATTCGCATAATCATGCCAGGCAAGATATTGGCAGTAGTATCTACATCGAAGATAGTTGTAACACCGTCAGCGATTGCACCGTTGAGTTTCATCTCAGGGAAGAGCATAGTCTTAGTAAAGAAACCGTGCTCATGTTGTGTTGCTGTCTCACTAGGTAACATAGAAGTAAGACCGAAGAGTGGAGCTGAGCCGTTAGGCATCAACCGCGTAATCATCGCAGCAAATGACTTCTTAGCCAAATCCTGCGTGAAATTACCTGTATTAAATAATCCTGCTGACATAATAATGTCTCCTAAATAAAATTAAAACGTAAAAAATAAAAGCTAGAACCTACAAAGGAGTCTAGTAGAGGTCGTAAGTTTCAGCGCCGTCAGTATCATCAGTCATAACAAGAGTCATGACACGAGTACCTTGAGGCGGAGTTGAGAGAGTATTATTAGTACCAACTTTAGTAATACCTACACCGACTGCAATTACAACATCAAATGCAGCAGCCTGAGAGTTAGTAACAACAAAGCTCATAGCATCACCTGTATTCATATCTGCTGAAGCAGCGGCAATAGCAATAGCGGTAGGTAAGGTATAAACAACATCTGATGACAGAGTCGTACCTTGAAAGATATGACCGCCAGAGAGTTGAGCAATTGTAAGTGTAGCATCAACCTCAGCAGCAAATGCCGCAATGTTAAAGTTAGCTCCTAGACCATCGCCTGAAGCAGAAGGTCGAATCATACCGCCTTCCCGTACCATATGTCGATTGAACATGTTAATCTCCTATCTTAAATAAGAATAAATAAATGAGGTGCTTCTTAAACAGGTGCACCGTCAGTTTCAAAGTTAGACCAGTCCTGATCTCCTGGAAGTGCTTCTGGAGCTGGAGCTGGATTAAAGGCTTGACCCATAGCTAAGATATAATCTTGAGCCATCTTAGTTAATTCAGCAGGTGTAGCATTAGGGAATTTAGTTTGTAACTGAGCCTTAGAAGCATCCATGATAGGCTTAACGGCTGGATTTGAGAAGATAGGATTTTGTTCTACTAGCGTGTTATTAACACTTTGTGCTTTAACTAAGTCTGGTAGTTTAGCCATCATGGCTTCCATTAACTTAGTTGAATTGTTCTCCATCATCTTATTAGCAACAGTTGTAGATTGCATAAGAGTTTGTTGAGCAACTAAATTTAAGGCTTCGATCATTGCACCTTGAGCTTCTTCTCCTCCTGCATTAATCTTAGCTTGGAGTTCAGGAGTAAGAACACTTGTCATATCAGTCTTAGATATGACTTCCTGAAGCTTAGTTTGATCTAATACTTCAGGGGTAAACTCACCGGCAGGTGCAGGTGCATCAGGGTTAGTATCCCATAAGGTGTTAAACTGGTCAAGAGGGTTCTTTTCTGTTTCTGGTACATTATCAGGAACTACACCATTAGGAGCAGTACCAGGAGTTTGCACAGGCTTTGTATCAGGTGCCTGATTTTCAAGTTTAGCTGCTGGCTTGTTTGGGTCAGGAGTAGGCGCAGGTTGTGCAGCAGGTTGTGTAGGAGCTTGGTTAGTAAAGATGTTAGCAAAAGGGTTGTGCATGGTTCTTATTCCTCTGTAGTTTGTTGAGATTTATTAAAGTTAGCTTGCTCGAATTGTAATGCTTTAGAGTTATCTAACAAGTAGGTTAAAAGCTCTATCTTAGATTTAAGGGAAGCTTCATTCTGTAAAAACTGTCGTTCATTATCAGGATCATAATCTAAAGCTATCTTTTCTTCTGCATACACAGACATTAGATTATGCAGTACCTGAGATTGTAAGGATGTAAATATTGAACCGTTTATCATCTCTTCATCTGTTAAGATATAGGAGGTGAAACTGTTAGGTGCTAGTGCTGTCATTAGATATGTATCCTGTTATTATTGTGAGTTAGGTTTAGTTGATTGAGCTGCTTGAGGAGGCTGTTGACCAGGAGGTAATTCACCTCCGCTCTTCTCTTCCACACTTGTAACCTGCTCACCTTGTATGTTATAACCAAACTCAGCAGGTAGAGGTCTTGGAGGGAAGTTGGTAGTATCTGCACCTTTCTCAATAGCAAGTTGCATCAAAGACTGCCATGAATCCATTGCTTGCTCATATGCAACTTGTTCCTTACTCTTCTCAAATGCATTAATCTTAGCTCCTTGAGTCTTCATAAGATAAGAGAACATACCACCAAGATCATATCTAGAACCTATCTGAGGAGATGAACCTATGACTTGTAGTGCGACTTTCCAAGTATCTGCACTGATAATCTTATCTGAGGGAATCAATCCATCGGTTATCTTAAACTCAAGAACCGCATTACGAAGTTTAATAGGATCAATTTCAACATCTCTCTCTCTCTCTCTTGAATATACAGTTTTACCTCCTTGAAATTGAAGTATATTAAGTTTAAACATGAGCTTCATAGGAGTGAATACTTGATCCTCTAAGAGAATAGCTACGAGCTGATCTCTACCATTAGCATTGTTCATGATGTCTTCAAACTCAGACTTTGTTTTATTACCTTTAACAAACTGTCCTTGTCTGGCAGGATTCTGTCCGGCAAGTTGATTAGACATTTGTATAAGATCTCGAATCTGAGCCATTGAGAATGCGCCCTGATCTTCTCTATAAGGGAACTGATAGACAGCGTCTGCTACATTCTTACCATAAGCAGCAGGTCTCACAGGCATCTTAGCCGCAGAGTTCTTGGAATTAATAACTGCTGAGGTAATGCGAGAAGGGTCATATAAGACTCTGTCAGACACTGCTCTCCTGCGAGACTCTAAGATAGAAGTCATGAACGCGGTAGTAGTCTCTTGAAAGGTAAGAGCATTCTTAGCTAATGACTTAGTCTGATAAGTAAGCCCGTCTTCATAAGGCATACCTATGAGAATAGGTAGTAGGCTATGTGCATTGGTCTGACGTTCAGCAAAGATAATAACTGAATGATTAACTATAAGGAGTTTCCAAATCTGAGGAGTATTACGCGCAGGAACGTTCAGAGAGAACTCAGAGGGAAGTATTCTAC